AGATTTGGCGGTGCAATCGCTAAGTTGTTTTCCGGAGATATCAAAGGTGGTTTAGCTGATATGAAATCTGCTTTTGCCGGAATAGGTGATGAGATCCAGAGAGAAATAGGACTTGCAGCGGAATTGGAAAGAGTTCTTCAGAGAGTTGAAAAAGCTGAAATAAATCTCGATATAAGAAGATCTGCAGCAAATGCAAGATTGAAAGAATTAAAATTAATTTCTGATGATGTTACAAAGTCAACTGAAGACCGCATTAAAGCCTCTGAGGAATTTATTAGAATAGAACAATCCTTAACTGCTGAGCAAGTAGCAAACCAAGAAAAGAAGGTTGCAGCGATGCTTGGCTTTGGAAAAGTAACGGACGAAGTAAGGGATAAAATAAAACAGATAGGGCAAGAGGGGGTTACTTTAGATCAGTTGGGATTAAGTGAATCTACAGTGGAGGATATGAAAACTTTCAGGGATGAAGCCACTAAGCTTTTCGATCTTCAGCAACAAAGCTTCGGACGTCAAACTGAAAACCAAAATAAATTAAATGCTCTAAGGACCGAAGAAAGAAAAAAACAAGAAGATGCTGCCAGAGCTGCTAATGAAGCTGCCAAAGCAAGAGAGAAAGAACGGTTAGCAGCTGCTCAAAAAGCAACGGATGATGCTATCAAAGAATCCAAAACCCGTCTTGAAATATTCATTGAAGAGAATAAAGGCAAGGCTGATTCTCTTGCTGAAAGTATTGCACTGGAAGAAGAGGTAAGAGATAAAAAACTGGTTATTCTCCAGGAGGAACTGGCAGCCAAAAAACTTACTCAATCAGAATATGAACTTTCAGTCCTCCAGACAAAGAATGAATTCCTTGAGCTTCAAAGTCAGTTAACTCAGGAATACGCTAAGAAGGAAATTGAAACTCAATTAGCCAAGGATGAAAGGCTGAAGGAAATTGAGCAGTTGAAATTAGAAGCCAAAGCTGAAGACCTGCAGAACAAGATAGAAATTGAGCAGGGAAATTTTGAAGCTCAACTGGAATTGGAACAGCAACGTCTGGAGATGGAACGTCAACAGGAACTTGCAAATGCAGAGAAGACCGGAGCCGATAAAGCACTCATCAATAAAAAGTATGCACAGATTGAAAAAGATATTAAATCTGAAAAAGCTCAATACAAAAGGGATGTAGCTTCTCAAACTTTTGCCAGCCTGGCTACGATACTCGGAAAAGAAACTGCTGCCGGTAAAGCCGCAGCCATTGCTCAAACAACCATCGATACTTACAGCGCTGCAACTGCCGCATATAAGTCAATGGCTGGTATTCCGGTAGTAGGTCCTGCACTTGGAGCCATTGCCGCAGCCGCAGCCGTAGTGTCTGGAATAAAATCCGTGCAGAAAATCACATCTACAAAAGAACCAAATATTCCACAACTTGAAAAAGGAGGTTTAATGGAAATTGGAGGGAAGAGGCATTCATCCGGAGGCACGAAGTTTTATGGTGAAGATGGAACCCAGTTCGAAGCAGAGCAAGGGGAACTGATTGGAGTAGTAAACCGGAGAGCTGCTATGATGGTCCAGAACCTTAATACAACATATCCTGTCAATGGATCCTCCAGGGGAAGTAATTATTTCGCAGCCGGTGGATTTGTTACCAAAGGAGCTCAAGCCAATACTGTAAATCAAACTGCCACAATTAATGATGATGCCCTGGCTATGAAGATTGCAGAGCAATTGGCCAATGTGAAAATTTATACAGCTGTAACGGAAATTAACGAAGGTCAGGGTAAATATGCGGAGGTAGTCAATGGGGCAAATTTCTAACATACTCGATGGATGGGGCCGGTACTTCAAAGGAGGTGCAACGGTTTTGGAACAGGAAAGGGCAACGATCTGTGAGGAATGTCCGGAAGCTGTAGTGGGATCCTATGAAAAATTAATGCCGGACTTTAGTCTGAAGAAAATAAAAGGATTTAAATGCAACCAATGTGGATGTCCGTTATCATCAAAATTAAGAAGCAAAAACGAATCCTGTCCACTTGGTAAGTGGTAACAAAAGCTCCCCCCGCTAATGAGCACATATGATCTTATTGAAAAGTTAGAAAAATTAGATTACTTCAACGACCTTTTAAAATCAGGTATTGTTCCATTGAACTGGCTGGACTATAAGGTGATCTTTGAATTCTACAAAGTGGAAAGGTCCAGGGAGAAATTCAAAAAACAAGCCCTGACAAATACAGCTGATGAGTTTAATGTAAGTGAAAGGACAGTGTATCTAATTATTCAAAAGATGAAGGGTTAATCCTCCCTATTCATGTGTTTTAAAAGAAGATCCATGAACTCTAATTGCTCTTCAAAAGTTAAAACATCAAATTGATCTTCACAAAATCTGAACATTTCTTGAGGTGTATAATGAAAGATTCCCATTGTTTTAAGGTTTTAGTTTTACGCCTGCATAGTAGCATAGTTCTTTAATTTCATTTATGGATCTACTTCCAAAACCTCTATAGCCACGCATTTTTTTAATTGAAATTACTTCTAAGTCTTTAATTTTTGCCCATCCATTTACTAGACCTAAGTCCTCTCGATACTGTCCAAGTAATAAATTCTTTGTTCTTATGCTCAACTGGGTATCAACAATTTCTGTTTCAGGTGATACATCAATAAACTTTGAAATAGATTCAACTTCATTTGAGACTGTTTTATAATGATTGCCAATCTGTTGTTTATACCCTTGAACAATTTTTAATGCCTTTTGAAATTCTTCGTACGTTATCATCTTATGAACTTTTAGTTAATTAGCTTCAACTTCTATTAAAACTCCATTCATCCTCCACTGTATTCTTGTTATTTTTGAACTTCTTGGATGAAAACTATCCACAACATCAGCTATTAAAGTTCTTCCGTCCATACGAAAATCACCTAAGAATGTTCTTAAATTTAAATAATCCCCCTCTCTCGGGATAAAAGCCATTGACGTATTTCTTATAGATATATAGTTATGACTATTTCGAGCTTCTATTTCGATATTGAATGGATTGTCGCTTTTATGTTTAATAAACAAAGCTCTTGAATTAGAGTTAAACCTTCCTTCTATATCAACTTTTTCATCAGAATATTTTTTAATCTTAATCCTCATTATCTTTTATATTTTAATGATTTAACTTCAGATAGTGCACCCTCGAATTGATCCTCATGAATAAATATTCTACGGCCAATTGTTGTTGCTTTTAATTTCCCCATTGTGATCCAGTTCCTAACGGTTCCCGGTGCTACTCCACAATGTTCAGCCAATTGTTTAATGGAGAAAACTTTTGGCCTTTCTTCCTGTTTTTTCAACTCTTTGATATCTAACAGTAAAGTTTCAATTCGTTCAAGCCTTTTTTCTATGGCTTCAAATGGGTTATTCATACTTATTGTTATTATTAAATTATTTCTATTGTAAATTTAAGTAACAATAAGGCACAAAAAACCTGTCAACTATAAGTTTAAAGCGTGGGAGACACTATAAATACTAAGGGTTTAGCGAGGGTTCGAATAGCCCCCTTAAAAAGTGAAGAGAAAAACGTCAGTTTTTGAGAAAGTCTTGCATTTTGTGATCAAATTCAGATTCGAACTTCTTGTAATCTGCATCCTTTGCCAGGACTACCGTTTTAAAAGCTTCATCGATTTGTTTCTCACTGGCAACCGTTCTGTAATAAACAGCTTTCAATAACAGGTACATTCCCTTGAGGAAAAACCAACCGGCTATTCCAAAAGCAATCACCGCTAAAACTATCAAAATTACCATGTCTTAAAGATATGCAAAAATCATTGCACACTTAGTAATATAATATATTACTAAGTTTGAGCCAATGGAAGAAGCTCATATCTATATCTACGGAATTATTGATTGGTCACAAGATGAATACGCCAGTGAATGGGGCCTTGTTAATTTGAAGTCGATCAAACAACAAGTGGATGCTCAAAAAGATGCCAAGTCTTTAACCGTACATATTCATTCCCCCGGAGGTGTAGTCACTGAAGGTTTTGCTATTCACGACTTTCTTAGGTCCCAGAGCAAACCTGTTACCACAATCATTGAAGGTGAATGTGCTTCCATAGCAACAGTAATTGCCTTAGCTGGTGATACTCGAAAAATGACATCCAATTCTGACTTTATGATTCACATGCCATGGGGTATGGCCGCCGGAGAAAGCGGAGACATACAGAAGTATGCTGATCTGTTGAAGAGGGATGAGGATAAGATCGCTGATTTCTACGCTCAAAAAACCAAGTTGGATAAGGATGCTATCCTGGACATGATGAAACAAGAAACCTTTATGAGTGCTGAACAAGCCCTTGAATATGGTTTCATAACCGAAATAGCCACAGTGATGAGAGCAGTGGCCTTACTTAAACCTAACTCAAAAAATAAAAAAATGTCTAAAACCACGATTACGAAAGAAGAAGCTGAAGGTCTATTTTCAAAACTTGAAAAGAAAATCGAAAATTTTTTCAAAAAAGAAAAGTCTCAGGCTAAATTGGTACAAGATGCTAATGGTACTGAGATAGATTTTACAGACCTCGAAGAAGATGATACACCTTCAGTTGGGGATAAAGCCACAGTAGACGGAAGTGCTGCCGAGGGTGAGCATGTAATGCCATCTGGAGAAACTTTCATTTTTACTGCAGGTGAGCTTACGGAAATTAAGCCTCAAGAAGATGAAGATGATGAGGAAGTTGAAAATCTGAAAACAGAAGTCCAGGATTTAAAGAAGCAGCTTAAATCTGTCAAGGCAGAAAAGAAAACTGCAGAGACCAAAGCTCAAAAAACTGAGGAAGCGATAAAAGATCTTCAAAAGGATCTAAAGGCTTTGAAAAAAGACCTGGGATCTAGCTTCACTCACGACCCTAAGAAAAAGAACTTCAAGGAAGAAGGTAAAAAAACCCGAAGTGTCTGGAAGGACAAAGAATAATAATTCATCAATCAAAAAACGATAACAATGTTATTAGATTTAGCCGCATTAACAATGAATCCCGAAGAAGCTTCTGAAGTTTCTAAGGCAATTTTTGAGAGAACCATCACTGCTGGTGAGCTTTCAGAATTTCACGAAATAGAAACTGGTATCACTCACAAGATGCAAATTCCTTTCATCGGGAACCTTGGACTTGTAGGTTTGAAAATCACCGGTTGTGATCGTAACGAAAACCCTTCTCAAATTCCATTAACTGAAAAGTTCTGGGATCCTGAATTGATCGGTGACCGTCTGGCACATTGTGCTACAGATGTAAATGCTCTTTTGAAGCTTTTCAAAAAAGCACAAAAGATCAACCCTGATTTCTATGACCGTATTGGTTCAGAAGAATTTGGAGTGATCATAGCCAAAGTTGAACAGGCTATGAAGAAAATGAATGGTCGTTTGGTTTGGTTTGGAGATAAAGCTGCAGTTAATTATGAGGCTACTACTGCTCCAAATGGAACTATTACTCCAGGTGTTGATGTAGCTTATTTCAATATTATAGATGGTTTGTTCAAACAAATCTTTATTGAAATTCCTACAACTGCCAAAAACTACGTTGCAATTTCAGCTAACGGAGGTGCAAACTACGCTGCTCAGGCTCTTGCTGCTAATTCTGCTCTTGGAATTTTCAGAGCGATGTACAACAAGATCGATGCTCGTTTCTTCGAAGCTCTTGGAGATGGTGCACAACCACAAATCTTGGTGACTCGTGAATTGTTCCAGAACTACCAGGATCAATTGGAAGATAAATCTCTTGGTTTCACACTTGCTGAAGCTAAAGATGGTGTGACTACTCTTTCTTACCGTGGTATTCCTATCAAGGTTCGTCACGATTGGGATGCAAACATTAGTGCATACCAGGACAATGGTGCAAAATTGAACCTTCCACATAGGGCCTTACTTACTGTTAAGGAAAACATTCCTATTGGAACTGTAAGTGAAAGCGATCTTACTGAGATCATTTCTTTCTATGACCAAAAAGACAAGAAGAATTACATCGACTTCGATTTGAAATTGGATGTGAAACACTTGTTATCATATATGACTGTAGCTGCTTATTAATTTAAGCGGCTATGGCCTTTTAATCCATAAATAAAAACTAACAATGGCAAATTGTTTAACAGACAGAATTTCAGCCGACATCGTAAATGATTGCGAGAATTTATCGATAGCCGGTATTGAATCCGATATCCTTTTAATTCCTCACTCTGATGTTGATAAGACAGCCTCCACATTTGATCCTACCAACCCATTACTGATAACAAACCTTCAGTTAAAGCCGGGAGCCACAGGATTCTTATTGGAAGGAGTGAAACAAACCAACGGATACAACTCCGAGTTTGTACCAGGTGATGATCAAACCCCGGACAAATCACGTCACGTGATCCGTGGAAGGATCTTAACCCCGTCAGCAGCCAACAGACTTCAAGCCAATAAACTAGGTAAAGGAGAGAGCTATATGGCTGTGGTAAACAAGAAATACAAAGGTGCTAACAGCGCTGATGCTTTCTTGGTCCTTGGATGGGATGCTGGACTTTACTTGAGCACCAAAACGGAAAGCTCTTTAGAGAACGATGGGGCAATCCTTTTGGAGATGGGTTCTAAGGATCTGACCCTTGAGAAAGATGATCCTAAAGTATTGCTTGAAACTAATTACGATACTACGCTAACAGCATTCATTAACAAGTTTGCACAAGCTCCAGCAATCTAATATATGGATTGGACAAAAATAGATAAGGTTACCATTTTTAACGGTAAAGATGAAAATGGTAACCGATATCTAAGTCAGTTCTTGAGAGATTACCAGGAAACTTTTCATCCTGATATTATTAACGCTGGGTGTGATAGATGCCTGGAAGATTACTACCAAAAATTCATTAAATACTTGTCAACTATGTCAAAAAAAGAAATCACCGGTTACAAACTGAAAGAAAAATACAACGGGATTCCATTGGAATTTGGAAGTCCTGTATATGTTTCCAATGCCAACCTCACAGATGAGCTTGCTAAGAAACTATTAAAGAAGCATCCTGCAGGCGTTGAATTATTTGATGTAATTCCAGAAAAGGCAAAAGCCCCGGCACCGGAAAAAACAAGAATTGAAGTTTTAAACGATTTGAAACGTGGAGAGCTTGATTCTTTGGCTGAAAACCTTGGCCTTGATCCAAAAGAATATGCCAACATCGCACTTATAGCAACTGCTATTCAAGAAGCCGAAGAAAAGGCAAAAGCCACTGATGTAAATCCTGAATAAAAGGAGTAAATGAAAAACCTAAGTAGTGCTTTCCTTAGCCTATTCGGAATCGACAAAGCTAAGTTTGATAAGTCTCTTAAAATCCATAAGAACGGGGTAGATAATAACTACCCCGAACTTGTTGAGAGCCTTATTGCTAATTCAGTTACAGCCAGCCTGGCTGCAAACCTGATGGCTACTTATGTTTCCGGTAAAGGTTTTGGGGAAACTGATAACAAGATCATCGTTAATTCCAAAAAAGGTACAACGCTTCTACAATTTGCCCAGGACATTGCAGAATCTATTACAGATCACAAAGGAGTTTTCATTCACGTTAATTATGATGCTAATTATGATCATAAAGACTTTGATGTACTCCCCTTTCCAGATTGCAGAGTAGGTAAAAAAGATGATGACAGCTACAGCGGTAAAATCCTTGTTTGTGATGATTGGAGTGATCAAAAGAAAGCCAAGAAAGCCAGGGAAGTAGATGTTTACAATCCTGAAAAATCTGTGCTTAAATCACAAATTAAAAAGGCCCATTCCATTGAAAAATATAATGGCCAGATCTTCTTCTTTAAATACGGAAAAAGAACCTACCCCCATTCCAGGATCCACCCCTGCATAGAAGATACCGAATCTGAAAAGAGAGCTGCGGTTTACAAAAATGTTTCTATAAGAAAAGGCTTCTTTGGAAAAACCCTGGTGATCACCAAACCTCTTGTTGATGGTGATCTAAAAGATACTGATCCAGATGAATTCCATGCTCAAATTTCTGAACGGGATAAGTTCAGGGATACAATTCAAAAGTTTATTGGTGCTGAGAACGTGGATGGAGTGATGCACATGGAAATGGAATTTTCAGGAGATAAGCTTGAAGAGGAAATTATGTTTAAAAACATCGAATCGAACATCGATGATAAACTGTTCGACTTCACTGAGAAAAGTGTAAGTGATAATATTAGAATGTGCTTTAACAATGTACCGGCCACTCTTATTAAATCTTCAGATGGATCTTTATTTGGTGCCAGTGGTGAATCCATTAAAGCAATGAAGGTTTTCTACCAGGACCAGACTTTCGATGAAAGGTCGAAGGTTCAGGAAATTGTCAACCTGTTAATGAAGAAGTTCCAGAATCCAAAAGAAAATTTGAAGCTCATTCCATTGATAGATGTAGAGATCCAGAAAGATGAGAAGGATCCGGATGAAGCGAGGAAACAAGCTCAGGCAACTTTAAAAGGATCTGTGGGAGGTGTAACTGCTTTGCTTGCAATTCAACAAAGTGTTGCAGCCGGCACAACTCAAAGACCTGCAGCGATAGCAATCATTGAAGAAATATTTGGCATTGAAGCTACGAAAGCTTCAGAAATGTTAGGAACTCCAAAAGAAGAAGAAACTAATGTTGATTGATCGACTTGAAATATCAAAGCACAGGGAAATATCCAAGAACGTACGTGAGGATAAAATTAACCCCTACATAGAAGATGCTGAACTTATAGATCTGCAACCTCTATTAGGGGAATCCCTTTATAATGCAATTGTGAAGACTCCAGGTGATCATGCTCTTTTATTGGACGGTGGAGAATACCAGTACAATGGCCAGACTTACAAACATCCGGGACTCAAGAAAACACTTTCCATTTTCGCTTATGCCAGGTATTTAATGTTTGGAAGTTACACCGATACCGCTTTTGGTCTGGTTGAGAAATCCACTCAAGACAGCAAGTCAGTTGGTGATAGCCATAAGAGAAGCATGTACACTGAGAACAAACAAACAGCTGCTACTTACTTTCACCAGGTAGCGCTCTTTATGAGCAGAACAAAATATGAACTCTGGAATGTAGGATGCGCTCCTAAAAGATCAGGGTTTAGAATTTCAAAAATTAATAAAATGGTAGCAATTTTTCAAAATATAAGTGATTCCAAGTTTTCCTTAAACGGACTATTATACAACAAATCTTTTATCGCTTTAAAAGTGGCAGGAGATTATTTGCGAGTTGTTAGTGTGTACGATACAAGATTAGAACTTATATCAATAACAAGATTTGATTCTGTGAGTGTGAATGGTGTAATCCATCCAAACATTACTACTTTGATAAATTCTTTAACTGATGTGCTTTTTTCAAAGAGTAGTTCTGGAGGTGGTTTAGAATCCGGAGGTGATTTTACAGGTACCCTAAATGTTGGCAGCGGAAATACGGTACGCTATAACAACTACCAAGGTTCTTCTGTTTTTAATTTGGCTTTGAGTGCAAACAAAGTGCCAGGCAGTTATGCCACAGTAAAAATAAGAGGAGATAAAACAGGGAATTTTCCTGGTGGAGCTGTTATCTCTGGTGATGCAAAAAGTAATTTAGCTACTAAGTGGAATGAATTTTCAATTGCTTATTTAGCCGATGACGATATTAGAGGAGTCAACAGGGTTTATTCAATTTCAGGAGCCCAGGAAGGAGACACTACAGCTCCTTCAGTTCCTCAAAACTTAGCTTTAGTTTCTAAGACAGATACTACAGTTAATTTAAGTTGGAACGCTTCAACCGGAACGCCTGATGGATATAATATCTATAAAGGTGGGGTTTTTGAAAAGGAGGTAGCAGGAACTACAGGACAAATAACAGGATTAACAGCATCGACATCATACAACTTTGCAGTTAGCGCTATTGATGCAGCAGGAAATGAGAGCGCACAAAGCCCTGCTTTAAGTGTTACCACAAGCGCAGTAACTAGCACAGATTATCCTCTTTGGGAACAAAACGCTGACAACGGTTCAGCTTTATTGACGGCTTTGAATGCTGACTTGCCTAAAACATTTGCTCAAAATTATTCAATTGGTGCTTCTGGTGGTGGTAATATGGGCGGCTGTCTTGCGCCTAACGGAAAAATTTATTGTGCGCCTTTCGGAACGCAAGGAACGATTCGCGTTTATAATGTTGACGGCACTGTTTCAAATATTGGTTCAGGTTATATTCAATTCGCTTATGGTGGTGCGGTGCTTGGTTCGAATGGATTTGTCTATATGATACCATATTTAGCAACAGACATTTTAAAAATAAACCCTTCTGACAATTCAATTACAACAATTAGTCTTGCTGCTGCTCCTAAATGTATAGGCGGCACTTTAGCTAATAACGGTAAGATTTACGCATTCAATTCGGGTGTACCTTACGAAATACTAATTATTAACACTGACGACACGACTTCGAAGAAAGCAATTGCGTCAACAACGGGCAGTTATGGAAGTGTTCTTGCTGCTAACGGATTTATTTATTCTGTTCCTTATACTGGCACAGTCATTACAAAATTAAATCCAGCAGATGATACAGTTACTTTCCTTCAATCTCTTTCAGGTTCAGCAAAATGGATAGGAGGTGTTTTAGCTCCTAACGGAAAAATTTATTTCATTCCAAGTCAAAGGACGGCGATAGGTGTGTTTGACCCTTCGACAGACACCTTTTCTGAATTTGGAACTTTAGGAACAACGGCTAAATGGTGGGGCGGTTGTCTTGCGCCTGACGGAAAAATTTATTGTATGCCGAACACAAGTACTGACATTCTTGTAATTGACCCAAGTAACAACACAACGACTTTAATTGCAGTTTCAGAAGGCGGCGGTTGGTCTTTCGCAACATTGAGGTCTGACGGTGTTATTGTGGGAATTCCGAACAGCAAAACAAACTTTTTAAAAATAGGTGACGGTGGGTTGACTTTAAGTGAAGACTTGGTTCTTTCCAGACACGTAAACGGAAATTAAAATGAAATTACTTTTTCAAATATTAATGAACGCCGCTGGCGGTTTTGTTCCTTCACAACCAGCGCCTACGGAAACAGTTTTGAATCTTGCAAGTTCTGACTTTGCTTATACGCTATATGACAGGCCAGAAACAGGATATAATAAAAGAAGCGCGTTTTCAGTTTTGGCGGTTAACACTGACGCAAGTGAATTGACAGTGAAATTGTTTTCGCCTTTAGCTGACGCAAATTATGTTCAAGACGCAATAATTTCGGTGTTCAATGAAAGTTGGGTTTATGTGGGTTCTATAAACCCTGACAATGCAACAGGCGAGCAAGTGAAGTCGATTGTTCTTTCTGGTTCTGGTTATAGAAAATATTTCTTTGTTGAAGGTGGTAACACTTCACAAGGCTCAACAGATTTTAAAGGTTCATATATCACTTCAATTGAATCTGTTGGCGGTAATGTTGGTGTTGTTCAAATTGCTAATTCAGCAAACAGAATTGTGAGTGTCGGTGATAGTATTTCAGTGGGTGACGGTACAACACAAAATTCACTTTATGCTTGGGCGGTTCGTTTGCGTGACGCATTAAGGTCTTCAGGTTGGTCTTTAACTTCTGACGGTTGGGGTGCGGCTTATACTTTGGGAATGTTCGCAAATGAAACTTTGCAGCAAGAAGGCGCTGACAGGGCAATTTCTGAATTTTCAGGTGCAACAGGAAGAAAGGTTTTGTTGTGGGTTCTTGGTACAAATGATTTCGGTTATATAGTGGGTGACCCTGTTTTAATGGGTCAAGCCGCTGCGAGTGTTTGGGATAAGGTTTACTTGCAAGACAGTGAAGTTGAAGTTGTGTGTGTTACGCCAATTTATAGGAATAATCAAGCAACGGCGAATTCTGGCGGTTGGGTTCTGAATGACTACAGAAACGCCCTTACAACGGCTGCGAGTACACGGGCATTTGTAACTGCTTATGATGGATCAACAGTTATTACAGCTACAGACCTAACAGATAATGTACACCCTAATAATGACGGGCATCAAAAAATAGCGGATTATATACAGTCAATATTATAAAGAAAAACTGATGAAATGGCTGATTTACATAGGGATGTTTTTTTTTAGCTGCTTTGCTTCAGCTCAAAATACAACATCCAACAAACCCGACCTTGCAAAAAAACTGCTGGACTCCTTTGGTATAGATGCAGAAATGAGAGGTATTGAAACCAGGGAGCGTATTGGAACTATTAACAAGATCCTTTTTCTTCCAGTAGTGAATAGCTCACACGAGCATAAAAATGGCATTTGTACTATTACCCTGGACTCGCAAATCAAGGATGAATATGAGCTTCAGTTCAAAGCCTATCACGAGCTCGGTCATCATTTCGGACTTAAACATTGCCTTCTATGCACTTATAATATTATGGTAGAAATACGCTCTGGAAAAACATACATCTTCAATGAAAAGCCAATAAGGACTTTGTATCTGGATCTCTTCTTTGAAGCCATCAGAAACCCTAAAATTTATAACCAAGGCCACAATCATTATTAATGCTTAACATCAATCAATCATGAAAACATCATTACTTCTTTTTATTCTCTCAATTCTATTTATCGGTTGTGCATCCGCACAGGTAGAACAAAAGCCGATTCACAAAACTAATGCAACGGTTCAATACATCATTGGTGATAAGGCGGTGCTGCAGCCTAATGATTCACGGATCAGTTATGAGGTAGCTCCAGATTCTACTCTTATCCAGAATAAAGAATATGTGTTCTGGTTAGATATTGTGGATTGCCATAATTGCAGGATAATTAAGGCCGTAATTGTCGATAAGGCTTTCACAACCTACCAGGCGCAAAGGGACCAGGAAGCAATTAGCAAGGCCCTTGCCAACAGAAGAATAATCAATAAATAAAATTATTATTAATGACCCCCCTCAATCAAGTTTCTGATATAATGGTTTTCGCTAAAAAGATATTCACACATCAAAATGGATCTCTAGTGATTCTTGCTACTCCGGTATCAGATTTTATAATCACGGCCATTAAGGAAATATTTATTGGCGTAGCTACTAAAGATTACGCTTTACCTTTTGTTGTAGCTGCTGTTTGCTTGATGCTTTATTTTACTGTATTTGTGATGGACTTCATTACTGGACTAAGAGCTTCAAGGTTTGAAGCTGAAAACAAAAGCAATTACATAAAGAGTGAGAAGCTTTGGTCCAGCATCTGGAAGATCTCTGTGATTTTCTTGATGGTTTTCCTTTTAACAATCTTCTCAGTGATTTTCGCAGTCCTGGAACTGGAAATCTTCCAAAGCATTTTTACTTATTCAATCGCGATTATTGCCATTATGGCCAGCCTATTTGACATCCATTCTATTGGGGAAAATCATCAAAGAAGATTCGGCAAAAAACCTACAATTTTCGCATTCTTGGACAATGCTTCAAATGCAATTAATGAGGGTATAATGAAAAAATTAAAAGGACTTTTCTAATGAACCACAACTTTGAAAAAGCATTCCACGAACTGATAATGATTGAGGGAGGATATTCTAATGATCCTACAGATCGTGGAGGAGAAACCAAATATGGTATTTCCCAGAGAGCATATCCCAAATTGGACATTAAGAACTTAACACTTCAAGTAGCCAAGGATATTTATCTGGAAGATTACTGGAAAGCTTCCGGATCTCATCACATGCTGCAATATGAACTTGCACTGGAGCTTTTCGACACCGGTGTAAATATGGGCCAGGCAATTGCAAGAACGTTCCTTCAGGAATCTTTAAATCTTATGAATAGGAACGGTCAAAACTTTGCCGATCTCAAAGTGGATGGAAAAATAGGACCTATCACAATATCAGCTTATAAAAAGGTAGAAGATAAAATCTTGCTAAAGGTCTTGAACGGACTTCAATTCCGCAGATACGCATGGATTTGCGAAGAGCGACCAGATCAAGAAAAGTATTTCAATGGTTGGATGAAAAGAGTATAACCCCTTAAAAATAGAAACTATGTTTGACGAATTAAATAATTGGAAAAATTGGCACTGGATAGAATTAGTTGTATTTGTGGCAGTAGTATTTTTGGCTGCAACACAAGTATTTGATGCAATTATATCCCTTTTTAAATGAACCAGAAATATTTCCCTTGGATCATAATTGGACTGGCCTTAATGTTGACTTTCTCCATCTGGCAGAATTTTCACCAGGGGAAAACGATATCAGGTCTAGAATCTGGCCAGAAAATAATAAATGAGAAACTGGAAGAAGATAAAGCTTTCAACTTCCAGTCCATTGATAGTCTTATAAAACAAGACCGCAAAGAGGAAACCGAGAAGATCCTTTTAGAAATAAGTAAGATTCTCCCAACCATTAATAAAACTCCCAGGTATGACAAGAATATTGACCGTTATCGCAATGCTGATAGCATTTCAGAGCTTTTCACAAAGCACTATCCAGATAACCCCTGATCAAGCCCTGGAGGCTGTCAGGAATAAACAGAGAGTTGAAAGTTTAACCAGTGATCTTATTGCCATGGGAATTGTTACTTCTAAATATAAAACTGCTGTTGACAATCTTCAGAAGGATCTGAATGATAAGGAGCTTGTGATTTCACTCTGGAAGAAAAACTATGATATTCTTCAATCTCAATACGATGCATTAAAAGCACAGAGGGATCCTAAATATGGATTCAATGAATTCCTGAAAGATGCTGGAAAGGTTTTGATTGGCTTAGCAATAGGTGTTGCCGGGATTCTCTTATTATAAGTCCACTTCCTTATTTACTGCAATTATAAGCCACTGGACTTATTCCACAATTCCTTTATATTCTCCAACTATTTCAGCATCTGTATAATGGATATATTTCTGAAGCGATTCCCGGGAGTCGTGACCGGTATATCCCATTAATGTATCCAGAGAATCTTCTTTGCTTAATCGTTTCCTTAAGTTTTTATATCCTATTGTGATATAGGTATGCCTGAAGGAATAGAGAACGTATCCTTCACCGAATCCAAGTTTCTTTTTTATTTCGGAATACCTGGCAGAATAAAACTGTCTTCTCCCTTTCTCATCTCTTTTCCATTTTCCACTGATGCTATTCCTAACAAACAATAAATTGTCTTTTTTTGACAAGTCATATTTTGACAACTCTTCTATAATAGATTCAGGGATCCTTTTAGTTTTATACCGGCCCTGTTTTACGAAGACAGAAAGTAATTTATTTTTTAGGTCAATATCTCCGACCTTTAATCTTACCACTTCTTTTGGCCTGAGAAAATTGTACCCAATAAATTTAATAAACAACCCCATCACCGGATCTACTTTCTCCAAGTGCTCAATGATATCAATTGCCTCTTGATGGGAATAACTTTTGAACCTTTGGGTATGAACCTTCTCAATATCAATTTTGGCAACATAGTTTTCAGTGATCATATCATTCTTATACATCTCACTGAATAATGCTTTGATTGCTCTAAGAACATTGTTCCTATTTGCCATGGATGAATTTTTGGCCACATCATTTAAAAATTCCCGAATCACTTTAAAGTTGAATGAAAATGTATCACGTTGCAAAACGCCTCTTTTCTTAAGAAACTCCTTTAATTGGTTTGCTCTGATCTCATAGCTATCATAGGTATCCTTACCAATCTTCAATTTTTTTACACTCAGTGCATAATCAATTGCTTTATCGATAGTCAGAACTTCCCCCTCGTGAATAGCCACATCAAATGGAGAAGCTCCATCTTCTAAAAGTTCCCTGGTTGAATCCAGAAGCCGGTGAAAACCTTTGTACCGTTCATTAAAATCTTTGTGAATCCTA